ATACGCTATAATATTAAGATGTTTCAAACAATAATAGAACTTGCTATTGCTATGATAATTTCTTATGGCATATGGAGTATTATAAATAATGTCTTCAGACACTGATGATGTTAAGCCTTGGGATTTATTTAATGGATCTCCAAGAAGCCAGGAAGAATTGGCTCAATACCGTCTCGAAATATGCAAACAATGTGAACATTACAGAAAGTTATCAAATACCTGCAGAAAATGTGGATGTTTTATGAAATTAAAGACTAGTCTTGAACATGCCAAATGCCCTATAGGTAAGTGGTAAATTTCTGTTATAATGTGATTATGGAAGAATTGATTAGAATACTTAAGGAACTTTTAGCCAGTACCGTGGCTTTAAAATATAAGGCTCAAGGATATCACTGGAATGTTGAGACTGATGATTTTCCACAATACCATGAATTTTTTGGTGAGATCTATGAAGATTATGATGGTGCTATTGATCCTTTAGCAGAGTGGATTCGTATGATTGATATTAATTCATATGCTCCATTTAAATTATCTAGATTTGCACAACTATCAATTATTCCAGAAACAGAAGTAACTGCAAATCATGAAGATATGGCAAAAGATCTTAAAATGTCAAATGATTTAATGATTGAAAAATTTGCAACTGCTGGACAGATTGCTACTGATGCAAAACAATTCGGATTAGCAAACTTTTTTGGTGATAGACAAACAATGCATCAAAAATGGTCTTGGCAATTAGGTACTTTATTTAGATCAGATCCAGAAATGCCACAACAAGGTATGTAATCATGGCAACTATTGTTGACATTGATGATACTTTGCTTCGTTATGGTACCCGCCCAATTCAAAGAACAATTGATTATATTAATGCACTTCCAGGTGCTATTTATATCGTAACAGGAAGACCAGAATCACAACGTAGAGATACAGTTCGTGCACTTCGTGCTGCAGGAGTTAAGTATTCAAGATTAATTATGAATCCATATGGAACAAAAGATTCAAACAAACATAAAGCAGAAGTTGCAAGACGTTTAAAAGGTTCTGTTAATTTAGCAATTGATAATGATGCAGGTGCACGTGCTGCTTATAGTAAAGAAGGAATTCCTACTAAAGATCCTGCTACCTTGCCAGATATGAAAAAGTTTTGGATCATTAAATAGACCACCAGCCTTGTGATACTGCTTTTCCAGAAGTGATCCATTCTCTATGTAACTCATGTTGTTCTTCCCAATTTATTTCATGAGTTTCCCCTTTACATTTAGGGCATGGGTTTTGTTTCATGTTTCTATATACGTGTTCGCAGTGTTCAAAAGGCATTTTTATATTATACCCCAAAATCTGAAAAATTTTTTGTTTTGAGAAAATCTGAATATTTTTCTAAGATGTATGATGCATGATTTTAAAAAAAATAATCAAAAAAAATAGTGAGCACACTGCTTGGGAGATCCCAAAAGGGGGGCATCAGCGCAGAGGCGCTGTGCCTTGTAAATATCCATCAATTCCCAATAAATCACATGTAATTTTTACTCGTTGATTTTTTTTGAGTTTTGTTTTATATATATCAATAAAATAATATACATTTTCTTTTGTTGGCAATTCCATATCAAAGGTTTTGCCATTCATGCTAGTAATAGTTAGTTTCATTTACTGCACCTCTATCTTTTGGATATTAGCAGAGAATTTTACTTTCTTTGCTATTTCGCTTTTATTGATATCAGTGATTAGTTTATCTATATCGTTAATGTTAGTAGCGATGTTATCTATTGAGAGTAGTCTGCTACCCTGCCAAATTGAGTATGTGATTTTCATTTAGTTATTCTCCTTAGTGATACATAGACATGGGTTAATTGTTATAGTGTTATTTTGTTTTGTAACTACTGCAAGTGTTGAGCAGTTATCGCATATAAAGATATTCATAGAGAGATATTCTCCATCTCTCTAAGGTTCTCCATGCGAGTAATAGCCTCGTCTAGAGTATTGAATATACCTACATGAGTAAAGCCTTGTGGTAACCACTTAGGCATAATAACCCTACCCGTATGGTAGGTTCTCTCCTGCATAGGAGTAATAACTGCCCACTTGTTTAGTGGGGTTTCAATAACTGAGTATTTGAACATTTAGTTTATCCTTTCTATAGATAACTTTCTTATTTAATTCTAGTGGCAGGGATTTCGCCTATTTACTTTTTCTACCCTTATTTAATTCTTATAGGAGTATCCTATCATATACCTTGCCAAAAGTCAAGGGGACACGCCGTTTATTTGGTGTGATTTAGGTTACTTATTCGCTAGGCTCATATAACTTTTTGTTATCTTATTTGCTAGGCTCATTAACCTATTCACTATTTATTTGTATAAGAGAATACTATCAGATAAAAGTCAAAAAGTCAAGTCCTAACACGGCGTGTCGCATGTGATTTAGACCACAGGATAAAAGGTGCAAAACGGACATGGGTCGGGCGGATGTGATGTAACTCACATGGATATTTGAGCGTGATTTTTAAATGTGATGTACTTCACAATCCCATTTGTACTAAATGTCCGTTTTGTCTACCCAAAAATGTCGTACCCCTATGTTAGACTTCTATTATTGAAAGGTTGAAAAAGAAGTAAACCTACTAAAAGAAAGGAATTCAAAATGAATTCACTTAAAGAAAAAGGATTTAAATTATCCTATCGTATTGAATACAATACAAATCCTAATTATCCACTATCAAAGAATTTTGGTACTTGCTTAGGAGTTATATTTAACTCAGAAATAGAGGCTAATAACTACTTAGACCTCTTAGCCTTACAAGGTACAATTCTAGAAACTAATCTAGAAGAAATTGAATATACACCTCGCAAAAGCGTTGTGTATGCTACTACTAGAAGTTGGGAGTAATTGTAATGAATTACCCAATTAGAATTGAAACCTATAATGGTTCAGTAAAAACAATTTCGCTTCCGTCAAAAGGAGCAGTTGCCCAATTTGTAAATGAATATCCAAAACAATTACCTATTGGAATTTCAGTAAAAATTTCTTGCGATTTGTTAGGATTGCGTGGAACATTGAAAGGAGTAAAATAATGTCAGATTTTTTAGACTACATGGATGAAATCTATGATGAACTTGTAGATGAATTTGGTCATGAAATTGAATCAAATTGTATTCATGAATAAATAAAAAAATAATTATTCAAATTACTGAATAATTATTCAATGCCGCCGACTGGATCTGGTCGGGGCGTGTGGTGTACGTCACATGTGAGTTAAGTCACAATGTCCGTTTTGCCCCATTTATACCCTCAAAAATGTCAGACCCCCCTGCTATACTTTTAAGTATAGAAAGTTGAGAAAGGTTCTCAAAAGAAAGGACATAAAAAATGTCATTAGAAATTAAAAGAATTAACGATTTAGAATTTCAGCCAATTGAGTTTGCTGATAAAGATTTAGTTTTAGAATTAGAATTAGGTTTAATGACTACACCTATTTCAGAAATTAAAGTTACTACTACAAAAGCAATTGAATTGCGTGTTTGTAAAGTGTGCGAATATTCTCATGAAGGTTTATATTGCACTAATTGTTTCACAGGTGAGCGTGTGCGTGTAGGTCGCACTAAGTTTGCTAAAGTAATTCGCCTACATGAAATTAGAAAGGTAGGTGCTTAATAATGGATAAAGTTAAATTAGATGAATTAAAGCATTTTAATGATAACGCTCAATGGTTATCAGATATTGCTAGAATTGACGCTATTATTGCAAAAGGTCAATATGTAACAACTAATGACCTATTCGATCAAGACGATTTGGCAATTGAGTAAATTGTCCGTTTTGTCCAAATGTGAGGTATTTCACACACGACACGCTGAGAGTAAAATTGACTTTCAGCAAAAAATATGAAATAATGAATTATTAGAAAGTATCTTAGAAAGGATAACTAAATGTCTGCAAATCTTTATTCAATAGAAAGCCTACTCGTAGGAAAAACTTATCGTTCAAAATCTCTTAGTGGAGAAATTGTATCTGCTGAAAAGCACCCTCAAGCCGTATGGTATGAAAATGCTGAGGCTTACTTAGTAGAAATTCGCCCTACTAATTCAATTCGTAACACTTATCGCACAATTGCGGTAGCCAATAACTAGAAAGGAAATCACTAATGAAATTAGATGAATTTAGAAAACTTGTTGAAAGTCAGCGTGAGGAAACTCGTTTGACTAATTTAGAGAAAATCGCTAAAATTGTAAATACCACTAAAGAAAAGGAAATTAAATAATGCAAAATTTTCGTGAATATCACTTCCAATTTAATGGCTTGAATTTTATTTCAAGCGTAGATACTGAAAGTTCATTTTATCAACGCATAAAGGCTATGCCTGAAAATCTATTTATTGAAATGAATTTAAATTTACTTTCAAATTTACTTCGTGGAGATATGCTTTATTCAAAAGAGGCTATCCACTCAGAATTAGATAGAATTAACGCAGGTGGTTCATTTGCATTTATTCAGTTAGGAGAAAATAACTAATGAGCAAAATTTTATTGCTAACATTTGAAAGCGATAGCGATACTGATATTGGCGCAGTATTTGACCTACAAAAAGTTTTCTTATCACTTCCTGAAAGTGATTTAGTAAAATTTGATGTATTCCATAGTGTAGAAAAGGAACTTGTCTAATGATGACTAGAAAAGACTATGTCGCAACTGCTGAAATTCTAAAAACTTTTCATGAAAACATTTCAAATAATGAAAATGATTTTATTAGTTTAGTCTATGACTTTGCTGATATGTTTGCAGAGGATAATCCTAATTTTCAAGAAAAGAAATTTGTTCAAGCGTGTGGATTGGATATATTGTAATGACGCTAAATAGATTTCTAACTTCTCTTGTTCAGTTGTTTTTATTTCTTCCAGTTATTTGGTATGTGCGTGAAGTAATAAAAGAAAAAATAAAAAAGTAAAACGATCACCTAAGCATGTGAATAAACTGCTTGAAATTTCAACTAAAACGCCCGACGGGTTTTCCACAGGCTGTGGATAACTTTAAGTAGGATGTGATTTTTCTCACAGAAATTTTTTCTCATTATTTAAGATTTACGGCGTGTCGATTTGATTTTAAGAAATAAAAATGATAGGCTAGAAGCCTGAAAGTTAGAAAGGACAATCAAATGCGCTCATATTCAATTCCTGATTTATTATACGGAACTTATTATCGCTCAACTTCTTATCCACGCTATGAAGGAATTATTAACTTTGCTGAAAAGCGAGATAATGTTTATTTAGATGAGGATTGGGAAGCATTTTCAATTCGTTATCGTGTTGATGGAACTATTGTTGATAGATGGGCTACCATCTCAGTTAGAACAGGAGGATACTAATTTGTCTATTTCACTAGAATTTTTTGTTGAAAGTACCTGCGGAAAGTCAGGCACTATGGTTGGCGTTGAGGATTTAGATCTAAATGCTGATGGTGTTATTTGTTGCGATAATTGTAAGTCAATTATTGCGTGTCGTGAAGCATGGTATAGGGTATATGGAAACCCGTACAAAACGGACATTTAGGACATACGGCGTGTCGCTTGAAATTGTCGTAGGTCTTTGATAAGATTGTTTTATTGGTTAGAAAAGAAAGGAAAACTAATGTCAGTAATAAAAAATTTATTAGACACAATTCTAAATTGTGATAACTGCTATGGGCAGGGTGTAAATTATTGGGCTAATGGAGAGGACTATGACTTTGAGTATTGTGATTGTAATCCATACCGCTTGATTTTAGAAAATGGAGAAATAGTAGATAATGGAGATTTGACTAATGTGTAATATATGCTATGCTCAAGAAAATAATATCCCTATGATTGCTACTCGCCCAACTTTGGGTATGTGTGATGAACACTATCGTGAGTGGGTTCAGGAGAAAATTTATAATGACTAATCCTTGTTTAGATTGTGGCGACAACGAAGCGATAGATGGTTTCTATTGCTTTGGTTGTGGCGTTGATAGATATTTTTCAGAATTGAATATCTTTGAGATGGGAGAAAATAACTAATGCCAATTTATAACTTTGGAGTAAATATCAAGGTTGAGGGTCTTGACTATGAGGATGCTATTTATAATTATAATCAGATACAAAAACTATTTGGAATTGTAGATACTGATTGCTTTGATATTGAGGAGATTGCTTAAATGCCACGCTGCACCAATTGTTGGAAAATGACTGATCAGATTTTTCTCACTGATAAGGTGAGTTTCTTTGAATTTGTCTGCCAAAAATGCTATACTGAAATTACCCAAAAGAAAGGAAAATAAAAATGGGATATAACACTGCTCAGGAACTTGCTGAAATACTAAACTTGGAAACTGCTATCGCTATGCACTTGCGAGTTAATCACTACCCACCAGTCCCATCGTCTATGGTTGAACCTTGCATAAAGGCTATTGACGCATATAACGATGGATATGACACTAATAAACTAATTGAATTGCCAGAGGGTATCTTATGGCGAGATGAAACTCATGCACCTGCTTGGGCTATTATTGAAGCGCACCACCTAGACGCATGGCTTGTTCATGCATGGGATTGCGATTGCTATGACTGCATGGAAGCGGGTGAGCAAGAATAATGAATAAAGAAACTATCCAAAATTTAATAGAAGATTTATATAATGTCAAGGATAAAACTCATAAAGAGTTTAAAGAATCAGTCCAATTAACAATTGACTTATTAGATGAATTGCAAATGGAAGGCTCTCTATATTTATATGAGGAATAATAAAATGGACTATAACTATGCAATAACAATTTCCTATGATGGAAAACTACACGCTGATTTCAAAACCGCAGATATGCTTGAAGCGGTAGATGTATGGAATAAATGCGTAGACTTTGGCGATGCTAAAGAATATGCTACCTACAATCTATCAGACCCAACGGGTAAAATGTATACAAAAACATTTTATCGTAATGGCGATGTTCAAGTAAGAGTATAAAATAGTTGCTACAATGCTTACTATGGATTACATACATGTAGATAATCTTTCAGTAGACCAACTGCTGGAAGATGATCTCATTGAAATTGAAAATGAGATTGTTAAAGTAATTAATCTTGATTCACTAAAAGATGGTTATGCAATAACTTTTGAAAATGAATTTGGTGAAAGAGATATAATTGAACTTGATGATAATGCAATTGTAAAATTATTTATTTTGCAGTAAGCCCCGACCCGTCCGAAATGTCCGTTTTATTACGTTTACGTAGAAACTCCCCAAATTTGAGATTTTTTAAGATTTATGATAATATCATTATATGAGAAAAAAGACAACTGAGGAATTAAGGCGCTTAATGGAATTAAGGCGCTCTAATGCTGCTTCCCCAATTAAAAATAAGAAAGTTTATACTAGAAAACAAAAACACAAAAATTTGACAAAAAATAAATAAAATGTTAAAATAAATTTAGAAAGGAAAACCCCATGAAACTAAAACGCTCTAATGATAGAAAGGTAGCAAATGCCGTATCAAAAAATGGAAAAACCCCAACAATTGCCAACACCTTTGGCTTGCCCGCTGGAAAGTCTTACTCTTGCCCTAATCAAACTTCCGTATGTGCTAAAGTCTGCTATGCAGGGAAACTTGAAAGAGTATATAAAGGAGTAAGAGATACTCTTCTCCACAATTGGGATTTATTAAAAGACGCTAATAAAGAAACCATGATAACTTTATTAGATGAAATGATAAAAGACTTTATTAAAGATTGTGATAAGCGTAATGCACCAAAACTATTTCGTATCCACTGGGATGGCGATTTCTTCTCAGATGAATATGCTTATGCGTGGAAAGAAGTTATTGAAAATAATAGCGATGTAAAATTCTGGGTTTATACTCGTGTGCCTACCGCCGCAATTATCTTAAATAATATAGATAACTTATCTCTATACTTTAGCACTGATAGTGAAAATACTCAACACGCTAAAAACTTAAATGTATTAGGAATTAAATTAGCATATCTTGCAGATACCTTTGCAATTGGGCAGGAAGACATGAAAGCCATGATTGGCAAGGTAGGTGCTAAGTGTCCTGAAAATAGAAAACAAATTCCACTAATATCAACAAATGGCTCTGCTTGTGTATCTTGTGGATTGTGTATAGATAATAAAGCAAATATAGTATTCTCTGCGAAAAAGAAGTAGCGGAGATCCTACGGCACTTGACTATAAAAAGTCAAAATGCTAAAATGTAGGGACAGAAAGGAGTAGCATGGAATTATTTATAATAATCTTATTAGTATCTGCCCTGCTATTCGCAGGCATGGGACATAAAAAGTGATTTACCTCACAAATCTCATATTTTGAGATTTTTAGGGTTTCTGACTTGACTTTCCCAAAAATAAATGAAATAATAAATATATCAACCTAACGAAAGGAAAAACAAATGGCAGTAAATACAGCACTATACAAGGTGGGCGATACCTACACTTCACAGAAGTCTAAGCAGACAGGTGTAATCAAGGAAATTGTGCCACAGGCTAACGGAAATGTTCGTGTTCGTCTTGATGTAGAGGGAAAAACTCGCTGGACAACTTGGACACCTAAGAAAGCATAATCTTAGCAAACGCTAAACCTGACCTGAGCAAGTCAAGGCTAAACTGCTCACTTGATTTTCTAACTAAAAAATGTTAGAATAAGATAACCCCAAACACCAAACAGAAAGGAAACAAAATAAATGGCACAACGAGGAAAAGCGATAAATGTAAAAGTCGCTAGAACCAAAGTTATCAAGGCACTTGAGGAAACTCTTGCCAAATTAGAAAAGACATGGGAAAAGCAACAGGCTGAGGATAAAAAGTTTGATGCTGAAATGGCTGAGTATAATAAAAAAGTCGCTGAAATCGCAGTAAAAAACTTGGCTAAGGCTGAGGATATTCGTGTAAATCAAAGATGGAACGGCGTGATAAATGTTGATTTCAACTTACCTGCTGGAACCGCAAAACTTCCAACTGAACCTGAAAGAAAGCGTAATATTGAATTAGGTAAGTATGAATATGAAAATCAGAAGCGTGAGATGGAAAACGCTATTCGTATTCTCAAACTCTCTGATGAGGAAGTAGTTTCAACTTCTACCTATCAAGCAGTAGCGCAGTATCTATAATTAGATAGAGAAATCAAGTGGGTGGGCGAGGGCTACCAACTACCTATAAAATCCCACTTGATAAATCTCTACTAAAATGCTAAAATAATAATAAGACCCAAACAGAAAGGAAAGTAAATGACTTTAGGTGGTTATACTTATCAAGTAGGTGATCTATTTACTACTAGCAAAACAGGAGTAACAGGTAGAATTGAAAAGTTTATTCCAATTCGTCAGAATGTTACAAAAGTTATGTTGCGTTTAGCAAATGGACAACAGCGTTTTGCTATGGTAAAAACTTACTAATAAAATTATCCTGAGCATGATATAAAAAGGCTCTTATTTTTTAAATGCCGCCCGACCCCTGTGATGGAAATCACATCTCATTATGTGAGATTAATTAAGAAATGGATTTGATTTTCCCATATTTTTTTGCTAAGATTATATTATTAACAAGAAAGGAAAGCCCTAATGATATCAACCGCATTAGCAATACAAAACGCAACTGGCGAAGCCGTAACTGATTTTAGCACAATGCTAAAGGCTAAGTCAATTTTCAATAACAGAGGAATAATGTCTGATAGTGAATTTACTGAAGCATTATTTGAATACTCTGCTCACCTATCATCTCTAACTGCAACGCTAGTAACTCATGCCTGCTTTACAGAAACACAAATGGATGAATTAATTTCAACTATTAATGAAATGGAAGCAATGGGAAAGGATGTTGAATAATGGAAACCACAGATACACAGGTGCAAGAGGCACCTCTTCACTATAACCCAAACCAGTTAGTTACTTATAAAGTAATTGACATTGATGACACTTATGCTACCCCTGCAGTTGCTCACTATCCAACTATAAAAGTTGTAGACCTTGAATGGGAACTGGAGCAAGGTCGTAGACAAGTAAAGAAAACTAATAACTTGCAGTCTAAGATTAATCAAATTATTGATAATATGACTGAAGACTATTGGTACAATCCAAATACAACTAAGGAGACTATCCTTAATGATATTTGTGAGATTCTTGATTTTAATCCAGTCAAGGAAATCGAATTCACTGCAACAATGAAATTCACTGGTCGTATTGATGTTCCACTTCTTGACTATGAAGACTTCAATCTTGAAGATGTTCTTGCAGAAGCATATGTTGACATTAATAATGGCGAAGTTATTATTGACGGGTATGAATTATATGACGCTGAGGAATGCTGATTTGCGATAGGGGGCTATCCAAATGGACCTAAGCACGTCTTTAAACTGCTTCACAAATTTCTCTCTTGATAAGCACTACTAAAAAATGAAGTGATTGCAAGATCCTTGTAGTTATTCCTAGAGAGATTCTCCTGAGTATGAGAATAAACTGCTCTTTTAAATGCCCCGACCACATCTAGATCTAAATGTCAAGTTTAAGAAATGTCCGTTTTATCCCCATTTTTAATAGGGCTATTTGACTTTATGGGTGGGTTATGTTAAGATTGTTAGTAATAACTAATGAAAGGAAAAAAATAAATGGCTCATGAATTAGAAACCCAAAATGGTGTTGCTAGTTTTGCATCATTCCGTGAACCTGCTTGGCATGGTTTAGGAACTGTTTTCACAGAAGAAAAAAATACAGCAGAAATGCTAGAGGCTGCTAATCTAAATAATTGGAATGTTAGATTAGAAGATATGGAAATTCCTGCTCACTTAACAAGTGACAAAGAATATCAATATGTTGTTCGCACTAACCCTACTGATAATACTCAGACAGATATTTTAGGTGTTGTTGGTGAACGCTATCATGTTTTGCAAAATGAAGATTTATTCTCATTTGGCGATTTAATGCTTGATGGTGGTGGTCGTTGGGAAACAGCAGGCTCAATTCGTGGGGGTCGTGTTGTATTTGGTTCTCTTGCTTTACAGCGTGAAACAATTCTTGACCCTAATGGTGTAGCGGATAAGGTAAAAACTTATTTGCTAATTAACACATCTCATGATGGCTCTATTGCAATTCAAGCAAGTATTACACCTGTTCGTGTTGTATGCGCTAACACTCTTAATCTTGCACTAGGTAATCTAGGTCGCAAAAAGAATAAGGGCTTAAAGCAATCTTTCAAAATTCGCCACACCCAAACCGCTAATGGCAAGGTTCAAGTTGCTCGTGAGGCATTAGGTCTTGCTAATGCTTACATGGACGAATTCGATAAAATGGCTAAGGCTATGATTGAAAAAGAAATCACAGCACAGCAATTTAACGACATTGTTCTTGCTGCTTACCCTAAGCCTGATAAAGATGCAAAGGGTGCTGTTAAAAAGTGGGAAAATAAAGTTGATTTAATCAACGATATTTATACAGGTGAATTTAATGGAATGATTGCTAACACAGCATGGGGCGCTTTCAATGCACTAACAGAGCGTTTAGATTGGCACAGAAACGCACGAGGTGGCAATAACGAAAGTATTCTTGCTGCTGCTAGTGGTTTTGATGCTTCAATTAACGCAGAGAAAAATCGTTTGCTAAAAATTGTAAATGATATTCTCAAAGTAGAAATTCCAGCGTAAGAATTTCAACACCTGAGCAAGTGTATAAACTGCTCAACATAAAAATTAAATATTGGTGCGTTAGATTAGTTTGGTTAAATCACTACACTGTCACTGTAGAGATCATGGGTTCAAATCCCATACGCATCGCTTCTCATATAGTGAGACGGGTCGGGGCTGTCCGTTTTGTCCCTTTTGTTACGAAAGATAGTTTTATTTTTCAAAATTTTTTTATTACGGAAGACTTGATTTTTCCCCGAAATTTTGATATTATATATTTACCACAGAAAGGAAAAAAATGAAAGTTGAATTATATGAAATGGAATATTCTGTTTCTCCAGGCGGTAAAAATTGTTGGGAAGCAACAGTATATACAGGATTAGGTCATTCTACTAACTATAGTGAATATAAATCTGCTGGAGATGCATTAGACCATTTATTATCTGTATACCCTGCCGTAAATCTAGAAGTTGACGTTATGAGCCTTGAAGCGTATAATGATATGTTAGAAAGGGAGAATGTTTAATGTCTAGTAGTATTGTTGCACCTGTATATGTAGATGAATTAATAGTAAAAATCTATGAGGATAATTTTTCTCATTTTGATTTTATTGATAATATGAATGGTGGAGATTGTGATTGCAAACTCCATAATGCCCTTGATGTTCTTTATGATTATACGAGGGACTAATGTTATAT